CATTTAATTTTATTATTCTATTAAAATTATCAATACTATATGTTTTAGAATATATAATATCCTTTATAATTTTGGTTAATTTTTCAATAGTAAAATCTGTTTCATCATAAGCAATTAACTCTGTTTTATTTTTTCCATTTAGTTGTATACTACGAATTTGTCTTTTAATTTTTGAGTGTGTTTTAATTAAATTTTCAATTTCTACTTTATTGTGTACTTTAAACGCATCTATTAATTCAAAATTAATATAACCTTTACGATGGTCATTTACTCTGGTTTCAAGATTATTTGTATGACCAAATTTAATTAATTTTTCACCTGCTTCATTTATATTGTCAATTGTGCCAATATATATACATTCAGTATTTAACGGAAAATGTACTATAATTGCTTGTTCTACTGCTTTTTGTTTTTCCTTTTTAGAAGATTTTAATAATTGATCTTTTTCTAAAATAACATTTTCTTTTTGTTGTAATTGAAGTCTTAATTCATCTGTTTCTTCTTCAATAATTTGATGTAAAACTTCTTCCATTTTCATATAATATTCATGAATTTCTGATGCTTTTTTTGTTTGAGCTTTTAAGCAAAATGCTTTAAAACATTTAATTGTTAATAAAATTGTTTGTTTATTTTGTCCACCATTTTGTTTTAAAAGCGCTCCCGCAACTTCAGGAGCGGTTTTATAATCAATATCAAGTTTAAAATTTTTTTCTAAAACAGTTTTAGCGTTATATTTTTGCTGAAAGCCTAACCATTTCCAGACATTATCTAAATCAACCACAAAATCTAAGTTTTTATCATAATTTAAATAACAGTAAAAACTGCTAACAAATAGTTTTTGTTCAAATCCAGTAAAATTTTCTTGAATTTTATTAATTAATTTGTTATTATATACATTTGATAGCTTAGAGATAGGATTTTTCTCTATGAGATCTACAATGTTTAGTTCTTGCATCTTATTATATATTTTATAATAATATACTCTTTAAATTGTTTTTAAGTGCTTTTATATTTTGAAAGCGGATTTTATAAAAGCGATATTCTTGGTTTCTAATTTATAAAAGTGTATTTACCATTTAGATTTTTTCACCGCAATTTTGGGTCCCTGACCGCGTTTCTTCACATTATTTGGGTCATATTGCTCCTCTTCGTCTTCATCATTTACTGATTTAGATAGCTCCCAGAACTCCTTGGAACCTAATCTGAAGTCATTATGTGCGTCGGCCTTATACCAGAACACTTGATCTTGTAATTTGTTAGATTTGGCATTATTATTTATCACTAGGCACTCATAATTTTCAGTACATTGGTCCATCACTTGACAAAATGACTCCAATGTAGGAAACATACCAGCATAATTCTCATAAATTCGCTTTCTATTTGCTATATATGGCTCTCTTAGAATAAAAACATAATCAATATTTGTTCTTAGTGTCGGCGGAATACCCAATGGATATTGCATTGTTATGATCAACATTACCTTCCAATGTCTCCCATTCATAAAAAGGAGCCTCATCATTTTATCGCGTGACCAAGTGTTATCATATAAGCAGTCATCTAGAATCACAAAAGTTCGCGGATCAATAGTTGTGCGTTTAAATTGCTCCATTTCCTTCTTAATCTGTTTCAATACCTGTCGCTGTCGCTTCAAAATGTTCTCAATAATTGCTGTATTGTATGGATAAATAACTTTGGCACTAATTTTCCATAAAAGCCGTTACCTTCTTCTGTGCCAGAAATAACAGTGCCAATTGGAATACTTTGCTGATAATAAAGCAAGTCTCTTACCAAAAAGGATTTACCAGTATCACGACGACCAATTAAAACGACAACAGGACCTTTTGATTCATCTGGCTTAAAACTAATACTTTTCATATCAAACCGTTTTAGTTCTAAATTCATTATATTTATACAACTATAAAAGATTTATTTTAGATAACTTAAACTCAATAACTTATAACTAAAACCTTTATAAAACCTTTAGGAGAATTATTATAAAGAATTATAACAATCTGAAAAAATGAGTTAAATATTACTAATATTAATATTTTTATTAGCTAATGGCAACAATACAAAGCCCTATTAAATCTTCCTTTAGTATTAATTACCAAAAAAGAAAGAATATCAACCTCTTTAATAAGTTTCAAACTAACAAAATAATCAATTTAGACCAAGTTCAAAACTATATTCCTATATATGACAGATTTTTTTCATTAAATGAAACCAATTATAACAGCATAAATTTAAACCATTTATGGTATGTATCAGATTTAAAAGAAGACAAGGCTAACAAGAATAGTAAATCATGTGATAATGATTTTCTTTCAGAGCATATTTATACCTGTAAACTTAAAAACAGTAATGATACTAGTGGTGATTTTAGTAGCACTCAAAAAGTATTTATAAAAATGGCGCCATTATTGGATCCATTCAAATATATTATAGGTAAATACAACTATAATGATGTAAATTTGTTTAATTTACCATCTATTAATAAGAGTGGTCAAGTTAATCCTAAAATAGCTGATGTTAATAATGCTGCTTATGTTGATAGTTTCTTTTCATTTTTAACAAGTCAAATATTAAATACACATAGTTTTATTCACGGTCTAGATTTTTACGGCTCTTTTCTAGCTATTAAAAATAATTATAAAATTAATGTTATGGATGATATTGAATATTTAGTTCATTCCGAGTTTTTTATTAAGAAGCAAAATATTTTATTTACTGTTGAGGATTATTCACATTTACTAACAAGTGATGATGAAGTCAAACCATTAAAACCTTTAAAAATTATGTCTAATAAGTCTGTATTATCTGTAAAATCTATTGATGATACTGTATTTGAGAATATTTTTGAAAATAGTGATATTAATAGTAACCAAGACAGCAACTTAGTTACATTGTCTGATATTAAAAATATGAATATTGAACTGGTAGATATAATGAATTCATCTGAACTTTGTATAGATCCAACAAAATCAGAGACATTAAAATCCGGTTCATCTTGTTCATCTAGAACATCACATACTCATAGTGATGATGAAATTCCAGAACAAGAACAAGACACTGAAACAGAATTAGCAACAGAATTAGAAACAGAATTGGCAACAGAAACAGAATCAGCAAATGATAAAATAGATTCCGAACAAGATACCAAAAGTGCTTTAAATAGTAATGAAAATAGCGATGAAGATAGTGCTAATTATTCTGATATTGATGAAGAAACATTATGGTTAACATTTCCAAAGTTTCCTGTTCAGTTAATTTGTATGGAGCACTGTGAAAATACTTTTGACAACCTTATTTTAACAACTGAACTAACAAATGACGAATGGTTTTCTGCTTTAATACAAATTGTAATGATATTAATTACATATCAAAAGATGTTTTCATTTACACATAATGACCTTCATACAAATAATGTAATGTATGTTAGTACTAACAAAAAATTTATCTACTATTGTTATAAAAAGAAATATTACAAGGTTCCAACTTTTGGAAAAATATTTAAAATTATAGATTTTGGACGCGCTATTTATAAGTTCAATGGGAAAACAATTTGTAGCGATAGTTTTCAGACTGGTGGTGATGCGGCAACACAATATAATACAGAACCATATTTTAATGATAAGAAACCACGTTTAGAGCCCAATTTTAGTTTTGATTTATGTCGTCTAGCGTGTTCTATTTTTGATTATATTATTGATGATTTAGATGATATTAAAAATCTTGAACTATGTGAGCCTATTGTAAAAATAATAGTTGAATGGTGTATTGATGATAATGGAATAAATGTATTATATAAAAATAATGGTGTTGAGCGTTATCCGGACTTTAAATTATATAAAATGATTGCCCGATGTGTCCATAATCATACACCTGTAGCACAATTAGAACGTCCTGAGTTTAGTAAATTTGTTGTATCAAAGAATAATGTAGGAAAAAATGAACAAGTTATAAATATAGATGATTTACCATCATATATAAATTAAAGAATATATATTTATTTTATTTGTAATATGTAATACAAATAAAATGAGTTTTGGATTTATAATTACCAGACACGTTAACTCAGAACAAACTAACAAATATTGGAATCAAAATGTTAAACTAATAAGGTCTCTATATCCGCATAAAAAAATTATTATTATTGATGATAATAGCACTCAGAGTTTTGTAAAGGCTGATTTTGAATATAAAAATTTAGAAATTATACAATCAGAATATCCCAAAAGAGGCGAATTACTTCCATTTATTTACTATTTAAAATATAAATGGTTTGATAATGCGGTTATTATTCATGATAGCACATTTATTCATAAACGCATTCCATTTGAAACACTTAAAATGCCTGTATTGCCTTTTTGGCATCATCCATATGATAAAGAAAATTTAATTAATTTAGTTCGTATAAGCGGTTATTTAAAAAATGGAGCATTTATAAAACAGCGACTTACTGGGAGTGAAATTAATGTTTTAGGAATGGATGATAAAAATAAATTTAACTTGTGTTTTGGCGGACAATGTTTCATAAACCATTCATTTTTATTAGGCCTAGAAAGGAAATATAAAATAACTAATTTAGTAAATGCGATTACTTGTCGTAAAGATAGATGTGGATTTGAACGTATTATAGGACTATTGTTTTCAAATGAATATACTAATTTAACAAATATACAATCTTTTTATGGTGATATTAGAACACATTATTTATCATTTAGTTATAATTTTGATCAATATATTAATGATTTTAATAATAAAATTATTCATGGACAAATTATTAAAGTTTGGACAGGTAGATAATAAAAAGAATGAGTAAAATTTATTTATTAAAAATATTAGTAGGTTATAAATTGATTAATGGATTTTAAACTATATATAGAAGATTCTATTTCTTTATTAATGGCATTATACTCTTGTTTTTGCCTCTATAAATATAAACAAACTAACAATATTGAATGGTTTAGATATCTTTGGTATGTATTTGCTATATATCTTATTTATGATTTATATAATTGTAATAAAATAGAATTTAGAATACAT